AGAAGAGGCAAAAGCCCCAGAGGGGCAGGATCGAGAAAGACGAATCCCGCCACTTCAGCGTCATAAAGGGCGTCGCTGACAGGATCGTCAAACGTGCAGCGGAGTGTGGCTTTCCGGCCGAACTGGTTTCGTCCGGAGACGTCCACTCGCACCCGTTCGTGGTCGAGATCCAGGTCGGCAAGAACAGGCTCTTCCAGCAGTCCCAGTGGATAAGCGTGACGATCTACGACACGGACGACCTCTCGGTTGAGCTTCCTAACGAGATCGCTGCCCTTCTCGGGCGGGGGAATACGATCGTCAAGGATAAGCCCTCTGCCCTGGCAGGCATCCTCGGAAGCCTGGAAAAGAAAATAAAGGAAGCAGAAAAGGAGAACCCGCCGACTCACGATGAAAAGCAGGCGGGGGCGGCGGAACGCAGAAAAGAAAAGGAAGAAGCAACGCCACAAGAGGATATCGGTGATCCGGGAGATCAGCCAGATCCCGGCCGCCTGAGCCTGAAAAACAGATTGGACGTCATGAAGTTCGTCAGGGCCGGCACCAAGCCGCCGCGGATGGGCGGCACATTTTCACCAGCATGAACCCGGACTTCAACATTGCCAACAAGCTGGAAGTGTTGCCCGGGAACGTGATCATGCTCCCGGGGTGCGAGCCTTCGAGCTCCATGACGACGCCTACCCTGGACATAAACATGTTCTGCCCAAAGACGTTCATCCGGCTGGCGAAGGCCCTGGAAGTGATTCCGGAGGCACAGGTCGTCATCATGCTGAACACGGGCGACACGATGACCCGGAAGTATTTCGTCCTTCCGAGTGGCCCGCCGCCGCAGGTGGGTACTTGCTGTTTCCCGGGCCCGGACTGGTACAAGATCCTGCGAGAGGCTGCCTTTGCGGATGAGCCAGTTTCTGAACCGCAGACTCAGGAAGCTTGCGGTTTTGGTGGATACATGAGTTGTGGAGAAACTTGCAAATGACCCATCCGCTTGTGGAAGCCTTCCAGCGGTTGCTGACTGAGGTCGTGATAAACCAGGGCATTATCGACATCCGTCTCGTGCCCGGCTTCACGCCCGAGAAGCTTATCATCCGGCTGGATATTTATTTCAAGGCTACGACGACAGGGACGGTCGGCTTCCGGGAGAAGGAGAAAGGCAGGAAAGGAAGAGAGGGCGAGTGGCACATGCTCGACCCGGAAGGGAAGCGTCTCTCGGACGTTCTGAAGAAATCAGACAAGCGGCCGGACCGGCTTTTCATAGCCTGGTTGAGAAGCACTCTGGAAGAATACGGCCTCAACCCACAGCAGCCGAGGCAGACTCCGGGCTTCGAGAGGCCCGAAGAGACGGACATCAAGGACCAGCAGGACATCGAGATCGACAGGCTCCTGACCCACGCGAAGGAGGTCCCGGGCGTCACGGACGAGCAGAAGTTCGACGCGATCATCCAGAAGGCTCCCAAGGATAAATGGTTCTGGATCGAAGGCTCTCCGGAGATCGGCTACTGGCAGGTCGTCACGAAGGTGGATGAGCCTTGGGAACAAGAGCATACCAAGGAAATTGAGGCTATCCAGAAGGAAAAGGAAGCAGAACACCAGAAGTCGAAGGAAAAGGCAGTTTTTGACTTCATGGGAGTCGTAAATCGGCTGGCTGAACAGAACAGGACGATTCCCCACATCATGTTGCTGGCCGTCCAAACGTGGCTGGAGAAGCTGCCCGGCTATTCGCGTCCGTTCGACATCTCAGCCGTTAACCTGGAGGAGGCGAATCGCGCGCTCGAGGAGATTAGAGGGCTCACGTTCCAGGACGTGGAGCAGTACGTGTCCGGCATGGAAGGCAGGGCAGAACCGGAAGCGATCGGCCCCATGAGGCCGCTTACCGAACCGGAGCCCAGATAATGTTGCACGACTTCAATTTCGGAATAGCAGAGCGGCTTATAAGCATCGACGACGTTCCTGACCACAGGAGCGACGTTGAGAAGGTGTTCTCGCCGATCTCCATTTATAATCCTCTGAAGCCCGACATGGGGTACGCGGAGAGGATGGCTTTAGAGCTCATCCACATCTCTGGCGCCTGGATTAGGCTCTTTGTAAGGACGGACAACGCCGATTACAATCAGGTATATGACGAGGACCCGAACCCTTCGTACAAGAACGGCATCCTGCTCAAGGCCTTCTTCAAGCCGGAACCCGTTCAGATCGAATTGACGAAGTGGGGCGTCGACGCGCCCAATACGACTACGGTCGTGTTTGCGAGGTCAGAGATCCTGCAGCAGTTTGGAGAGAAGAGGATGATCCGGGCGGGGGACATGGTGGAGATCCCCCACAATTCGACAGGGCCTGGTGCTGCTCGCAGGTTCCGGGTCATCGACGCCACTGATCAGGGCAATTTCATGTACAGGTGGCTCTATTTCTCGGCGCTCGTCCAGAACATCACCGACGACAAGACCCTGGACATCGATCACAAATGAGAAAGATCCCGGTCAAGTCGCTGGCTGAATTGGAAGCCAACCTGAGGCGCGACGTGAACGATCGCGCGGACGGGATTGCTCGGGCCGCCGCCATAGGAGTCGTTGAGGATATCAAGGAGATTTCGTTCAACAAGGTAAATCCCGAATTCATCGTATCGAGGCCGGAGAAGGAAGCCGTCAGGGCGACCATCTTCGTCCCTGCTACGAACCCGGAAGTCGCGATGATGGCCAAGACGGAAGAGGTGATGGGCACGAGGCCCTTCGCGACGGTGCTGAACAGGCTCCAGAGCAAGGAAGAGCTTAAGAAGATCCTGAAGGGTCAGGGAATAAGCTAATGCTTTACGACTTTGACTTCAGAGCACGGACCAACCAGCCGCCCGGGGCACCCGAGCACGCTCCGCAGTATTCTCCTTTGATCCGCCTGCCAGACTTGACCGGCAGGTCGACTATCGCCTATGACAAGATCAACGTCGGCGTCGAAGACGTCAGGAACATTCTTCCGATCGGCTTCCAGACAACCGACGCTGCCATCAAGGAATGGCTTTCTGATATTACGGTCCCGACGAAGGACGGCGTGAAGAAGATGGCCGTAAGGATACCCCGTGGTGATAGGTCCATTCTTGTCTGGCAGCAGGACCTGAAAGAGGGCCGCATCGGCCTCCCGGTCATGTCGGTCCACAGGGGAAGCGCGACCTTCCATGCGGAAAAGTTTAGTCCGCCTTATTGGAGAATCCGGAAGCGATTCGCGGACAAGCCGGGTTCCAGGCTCTCGCTCACTTACAGACCTAGGCAATTCCTGGTGGAATATCAGCTCTCTTATTGGACAGAGCATAAGCAGGATGCGGAGTACATCCTCTATCAAATCCTGACTCGGTTTGACCCCCTGGCCGAAATCCATATTGCCGATGCCTTCTTGCAAGGCAACCTGATCATGAAGTTAGGAGGATATACGGACAGCAGCGAAATAGAGGCAGGCCGCGACAGGATTGCGAAGGTGAGGTATGACATAAGCATGACCGCGGAAGCCTGGCTCCCGCTTCCAGAAAAGTTGGTGCCTGCGATCCTCGGGAAAGTACATACGATACAGGACGAGACGGGCGAGGTCATACAGGCACGACTGGGTCACGTATCTCTCTTTGGGACTTAGGAGGGAGCCATGAGCAAGACAAGGCCGCTTAGCCAGCGCGAAGTGAAGCAGCAGAAGGAGGCCGTTTCCGCAGGACCCCTGGTGACGCTCTATAATCCCAGGAGCCAGGTCGTCTCCATCCGCCAGAGGCCGCCGGGGAGCGACTTCTTTATTTCCGAGCAGACCATTTCCATCCGCGGGAAGCACACCGCAAAGATTCCGAAGAATTTCCTGGACCTGGATCAGATCAAGAACCTCCAGATGCGCGGACACATCAAAATCATCGGGACTGCTACGACGTAGGGGAATTAGCTCCATTAGCCGCTCTGATCAAATATAATCAGAAGGCTAATAAGGAGCGCGCAAATGCCCGTATTCCTCTCCCCCGGCGTCTTCCCGCGCGAGATCGACATCAGTCTGCTTCCGGCTGCCGCAGGTCCTACGATGCCGGCGATGATCGGCACGGCCCAGAAAGGGAAGCTGGGCAGGCCTATCTTCACGTCGACGTCCGAGCAGTGGGTGAACACCTTCGGAACCCCGATTCTCGATTCCTACATGGGCTTCGCGGCCCTGGGGTATTTCGAGCAGGGGAACCAGATGTTCACGCTGCGCGTGGGCGTCGAATGCGAGCAGGGGCAGCCGACGGAGCTTTCGGACATCTGCATCGACACGAGCGGTGCGAATGTCGAGGGGTACGGCCGCATTCCGCTCTTCCAGGGCATCGACCTGGGTCGCCTTCGTCTGCGGGAATGCACCGTGGACGCTCCTTACGAATTCCACGATGCGTCTGTTTCCGCCCCCGAATTCACGGACGTGGATCCGTCGGGTTCCTGTGGCGCGGTGAATGCGACGCTGGTCGTCACCGGGACTTACACCGGCGCGGTCGACGACAGCTTCATCATCCTGATCACGGAAGGGCCTGGCGGCTCCTATGGCGCGCCGAGCGTCCAGGATGCCACCTACCAGATCATCCGGAACAGCGACGGTGCAGTTATTCAGACCGGCACGCTGACCGACACTGGGGCGCCAGTCGGCGCTTCGGCTGCCTTTGCCATCGGTTCCGGTGCCGACGCCACCGGCTTGACCGGGGCCGTCCTGGTGGTCGGTGGATGCCCGATCGAGGCCGGGGACATCTTCACCTTTAGCGTCGCACCCAACAACAGGGTGTTCGACGTCGCCGTCGAGGGGATCAGTGGTGGTGGCTCCGGCGGTCCCTACACGATGCCGGTCGCTTCCTACACCACGAACGCGGACTTCGTGACCGCCTTCAATCTGGCCGCTGGAGCTCCTACGCCAAGCGCGGTGCGGTACCGCGCTATTGAGTCCGGTGGGATTCCCCAGATCGTGACCGAGACGGCCGGACACCGCATTCAGATCATCGACACTGAGGGGTTCGCTCTCGAAGTGGGGACCTCGCTCTGGGCATATGACATCCCCCGGAGCAGCCTGGTGGGCACCGAGCCCAGCCCCTTCGTCATCACCACGGCGGATGACAGGATCAAGCTCTCCGTTACCAGCGGCACGAACGTCCATAACTTCAGCATCTCGCTTCCTGTGGGGCCCAACGTCACGGCTGCGATGATCGCGGCTGCGATTCACGCATCCGGGCTCTATCTCGGGATGCGCTATTACGAGAGCTTCCCCATCACCGTGGCCGACGGGGATGTCAGGGTGGCGATCATCACCGCCGACGATACGCAGTATGATCTCCTCCAGCTCCTGGCCTCGGCGAGCAACATCGAGACGCTCAGGTTCGCTGAGGAGGTTGGCATCCCTTACCCGTATTACCGCAATTTCCGCGGGTTTAGCGACCCGCGCGTGTCACTACCGGACCCCGGCAACATCACGCCGTCTGTGCCGCTTTCCTGCGAGACGGCGCCCGGCAGCGCGCAGTGCCTGACCGACACCGAGTACTTCCAGAACATCGTCGGCTGGGTCGTGGCAAAGTCGCCTGGCACCTGGATCGACGGGACCTACCTGACTCTCCAGATCGATACCAACCGCGCGTCGGCAGGGGACGTCGGCAAATACGTCCTGACGCTCGTCGACGGCTCCGGAGTCGCGCAGGACAGCATCGACAACATCAGCTTCGACGAGAGTAACGAGCGCTGGATCGGCAATGTCGTGAACGAGAATTCCGCCATCGGTGGCGTGAACGGGAGCTCGTTCTACAATTACGAGGATCGGCCGGCCTTCCTCGGGAGTGATCCGGCGGTCACCGTGACCGGCAGCGGCGGCATCGCCTTCGAGGTCAGGAACCCCGGCACTCTTATCCGCCGCACCTTCCAGTGGGAGCGTGCCAGCGGCGCCAACGGTACGGCAAACGGAATTCCGACCGATTCGGCCTTCAGCTCGGAGCTGGACCGGGTCATCATCGGGAACCCGGCCCTTTCCAGTGGGCTGTTCGCCTTCCAGAACTCGGACGAGTACGATACCAACATCCTGCTGATCCCGGGCATCAGCTCTGGCGCGGTCATCGGCCAGGGACTCCAGCTGTGCGAGTCCCGCGGCGACATGATCTACATCGTCGATCCGCCCTACGGCCTCCGCCCACAGCAGGTCGTCGAGTGGCACAACGGGATGCTCTCGAGCGACCTCTCGACCGCGATCAACTCCTCGTACGGCGCCCTCTACTACAGCTGGCTGAAGATCTTCGACCAGTTCTCCGGCCAGAACATCTGGGTCCCGCCCTCGGGCCACGTGGCAGGCGTCTACGCCAAGACGGCCAACGTCGCGGAAGTGTGGTTCGCTCCGGCGGGCCTCAACCGCGGCCACCTGCTGACCCCGCTCGACGTCGAGTACAACACGACTCTCGGTGAGCGGAACCTGCTCTACGGGAGCGGGAACGCGGTCAACCCGATCGTGAACTTCACGCAGGATGGGATCACGGTCTGGGGCCAGAGGACGCTGCAGCGCAAGGCGAGCGCGCTGGATCGGGTCAACGTCCGGATGCTGCTGATCTACCTCAAGAAGATCCTGGTCAGGACGCTCCGGAACTTCGTGTTCGAGCCGAACGACAGGTTCACCCGGGCGCAGGTGGTCGACGTCTCCCAGCCGCTCCTGGCGGACGTCCAGGCCCGGCGCGGCCTGTACGGCTTCAAGGTCGTCTGCGACGACACCAACAACACGCCGGAGAGGATCGACCGCAACGAGCTCTGGGTTTCGATATTCATCAAGCCGACGCGCGCGGCAGAATTCGTCGTCCTCAACCTCGTGGTCATGAGGACGGACCAGAGCTTCACCGCGCAGGAAGTTCTGATCGCCGGCGGAGTGGTTGTTCCACAGTAACCCCTGACCTACGCGCCGAACACGATGGGGGCCCACAAGGCCCCCATCGTTGTATTCAGGCAGAAGTAGATAAGAGATGGCCAAGGAAGTAGTCTTCATCCACACCGCCAAGGAGTATGGGTCCTACGCGGACTATAGATCCCTTACGCAGCTGTCCGGGTTCGAGATCTGCAACGAGAACCAGATAGATCCCAAGAGGGATTGTATCTATGTCGTCAGTCCTGTCAATGAGAGCGTCATTTCGGCCCTGAAAGCGAGGCCGAAGGCTTCCAGGACCTGCAAGATCGTCTGGTTATTCCTGGAACGCATCTTGCCACCCCTGGACATGAAAGGCGGCGGCGTAGTGACGGGAGATGGGTCGATTGAAGAATTCAAGAGCGTCCTACGGAAGCTGGATCTCATTAACCTCTTCGACAAGTTCTGGTTCGCAGACAGATCCATCTACGACAAGGTCAAGAACGACATTCCCTCGCTTTTCGCTCCTGTCGGCAGTGACGAGAGGCTCGGAACTCCGCCCACGACGAAGACGTTCGACATTACGCACATGTCTTATGTTGCCGGCCGGAGGGTCCCGGTCCTGAACGGCATGAAGGGTCTGAAGATATCTCCCAACGCATGGGATGAGGAGAGGAAGAAGATCCTCTCGGCGACGAAGTTCATGTACTGTGTCCACCAAGACGACGACACCATGTTCGAGCCTCTAAGGTTTGCTGTCTGCTCCGCCTTTTCGCTGCCCCTCATCTGCGAGACCTGTACCGATCCGTTCCCCTACGAGGCCAATCTTGATTTTCTCAGCGTGCCTTATCAGAGTTTCCCGAAGGCAGTCTGGAACGCAGTCATAAATAGCAATGCGCCATTTGGCTATAATGCCTGGGCCGATATGGGCAGGCGGATGTGGGAAAAGGGGACGCAGAAATATAAGTTCGAGAACAACGTCAAACAAATGGCGCTGGAGGCTATATGATTGTCGGCTTCATGATCATGCACTATGGCAGTGACTATGCCGGATACGCCATAAAAAGCATATATGATCAGATTGATCACATGCTCGTAGCCTACGCACCTGTACCATCCCACGGATTTCGCAGCGGTTTGAGCAATCCGGATTCCAGGGAAGCCTGCCGGAATTCCATTTACACGTTTGGTGATCCCAAGAATAAGATAGAATGGGTAGAAGGTGCCTGGTCTGATGAAGGGAAGCACAGATCCGTCGTCTGGGAGAAATATCCGCAGTCGAAGCTAGTCTGCGTCATAGATGCCGATGAGGTCTGGTACCCAGAACAATTTGCTGCAGTCAAGGAGTTTGCTCTCAAGACGCCCAGGAACGCCTTCAAATTAAACTTGAGGACGCCTTGGCGGAGCTTCAACTGGATCTGCGACGACGGCATGGCGCCCGACCGATTCTACATGCCTGGTCAGAAGGGCTTCCTCGTCGTACCAAGGGAAGTCGGAATCTTCTACCACATGGGATATGCCAGGGAAGCGAAACACGTAGAATACAAGATGTCCTGCCACGGCCACAGTAATGAACTGCGCAGAAACTGGTTCCCAGAGAAGTTCTTGAGATGGGAGAAGGATAAGACCATTGCCGACGTCCATCCGACATGCGTCGGCATCTGGAACCCGCAGCCCTTCGATAAGAACCTGCTTCCGCCAATCCTGCGCCAGCACCCATACTGGTCAAAGGAAGTTATATGAACATCGTCTCTATGTCGACCTATGGCGCCAATCCGACTTACACGGTCGGCGCCATAGAGAATGCCAAGCTCATGCCTCTGATCTACCCTGGCTGGAAGTTGAAAGTCTTCGTGCACAGCGTGCCACCGGATCTCGTGGTCAAGCTCAGCGAACTCGGGGCCACGGTCGTAGACATGAACAGCCAAAGCATCAAAGGTGGCATGTTCTGGAGATTTTTGCCAGCCTCGGACCCGGATGCCGAATTCGTCGTCTGCCGCGATAGCGATAGCCGGATTAACATCAGGGAAAGGGCGGCTGTGGACGTCTGGATGAAGTCCGGCAAGATCTGCCATATCATGCGCGACCATAAAAACCACCACAATGCCCAATTCCCCATCTTCGCGGGTATGTGGGGAATCAAGGCTCGAGTAATCGATATGCGGGGTCTTGTTGCGGCCTGGCCTCTTTCCGGTCAGTATTGCGATGACCTGAACTTCCTGCGTGAGAGGGTCTGGCCTCTGGTCCACAATAATGCCTGCGTACATGATCAGGGTCATCCATTCCCGCCGCATGCGCCCTATTTTGGATTCGTAGGGCAGAGGTTCGACCAACTCAATCAAGGATACCCGAACTGATGGAATGCTCTGAACGATCTCATCGCGCTATGTATGACGCGGCGATGGCCATCGTCCGCAGGGATCCTCGACTTCAATGTGGAATGAGTTGGGAAGAAGCAAATAAGCTAAGGCACCTATCCGGATGTTGCCCTTTTCGAGAGCTCGTTCCCATGGCCGAGGCGGAAATAAGATATCGGAACCAGGAAGACCGAGAACTTCTTTTCACAGAGGACGAAAAGACGGAAGCTTTCAGGCGATCTTGTGCCGGAGATTTTCACAGCATCTCAGGGTTTAGACCTCGGAACCCGTATTAATGCGAAAAGCAAGGAAAATAGCGCTTCTTTGGGCTACAGTCCGGCCTGAAATGTGCGCCGGCGGAATCGCATATTGGCTCAGCAAGGCGAACAAACCACAACATATTTCCGTAAAAGTTGCCTGCAGTTTCCCGCAGCATAAAGAGGCCTTCCACGCGGCTATTCAAAAGGCCTGCGCGAATGCTTTCCCGCTAGAAGTCATCTTGGCGGTGTACGATAGGCCTGGGGCTACGCGACCATTCTATGAGCTTACCAAGCCGCTGGAAATGGACCATGACGACATCGTTGTCATAGCATCAGATGATTTTAAGCCCCCAGATTTCTGGGACGCCTGGGCGAGTCATCATTTTGACGACTTTGACGGGAGTCTACTGCCCAATGATGGATACCAGACCGGGAAGTGCACGACCCTCCCCATCATGACATTCGGATGTCTTTGTAGGTTGAATAAGATCACTTACCATCCAGCTTATTTCCATGCCTATTCAGATTCAGAACTCTACGACGTGCTCCAAGAGATGGGACTATTACGCGATCTCCGAATTCCTAGTCAGCCAGTCTTCGAGCATGTACACTGGGCGGCTTCAAAACGCTCGCCGGATGAGTGGGACGATAGAGTAAAGCGGCTTTTCTTCCAGGACCAGGCCCTATACGAGAAGAGGAAGAATCTTCCTTTGGCGGAGAAACTGAGGGTATGTTAGAGCTTGGTCTCTTTGTTGAAGATAGACCGATACCTATTCAACTTCCGGATTGGGTTGTCGGCGTAGTCTGCATGCGCAATGCCAAATTTGAATGGGTCCGGTCCATCCAGTTCTTGCGCGACAGTGATATGTATACCTGGTGTGATAGGCCTGAAGAAGCTCTGAAATTTGGCCGAGAGATGGCCGCAGAGATTGCCCGCAAGATCCAGCAGGACGGCATGAGTAGGGTCCCTATGCTCTCGGAAAAGCTTCTTGTATTCAATCTCGACAGGCTCAACGAGATCCGCTCCGTAATCCCGCCCCTCGGTCGGTCCCTCTGATGTTCGAGCCCGCCGGCGCAAATATCTATTAGGGCAAAGATAGACCTGGGTAAATAGATAAGGAGAATCAGATGCCCGGTTTCACAATTGACGGTACCGGCGCGGCTGGTGCCAACGTCCCGCCTGCGAACATCGAGACCAGAAGGAAGCATCGCTGGTATTTCCAGACCCTCGGCGATGCGGTCTCTCCGGACATCCTCGTCGTGCTCAAGACCGCTACGCGGCCGAAGTTCACGTACGACGAAGCGGCAATGCACCACGACCAGGAAGTCGCGTGGTTCGCCGGGAAGCAGACCTGGGACCCGATCTCCCTGGAATGGTACGACGCCGAACAGGAGCCAGACGTGTCCAGCGCTATGTGGGACTGGCTCAACAAGGTCACGGACATGAACGCGATCACGGTGGAGACGCCGCGATCGTACAAGAAGCAAGCCTCCCTCATCATGACCATGGGCAGCGGGGAGCCTTCCGAGACGTGGAAGCTCTTCAACTGCTGGCCCAAGGAGCTCGACTGGAAGGACCTGGACTACACGAGCTCCGACATCGCCACTGTCGCCGTCCAGATGCGTTATGACAGGGCACAGCGTGTATCTGAATAACGAAGACGCCACCTAGGACTCTGCGCAAGCAGAGTCCTCTGTGTATTTGGGGTCTTCACGAATGCCCGGTTTCAACATTGGTGACACTACGGACGCAGGGCTGCCTAGGGCCACTGTGGAGACCCGTAGGCGGCACAGGTGGCGATTCACCACGCTAGACCCCACCACGAAAGAGATCCTGGTGTACGCCCAGAAGGCGGACCGGCCTAGGCCGGTAACGGACAAGATCACCATCCATCACGGCCAGGACCAGATTCACATTCCGGGAAAGAATAGGTGGGAGCCTATCGATGTCTCGTTCTATGAGACGGAAAATCCGGATGCGGCGGAGAAGCTTTTGAATTGGTACAAGAAGGTCATAGACCTTCCAGCTGCCCAGATTAACACCAGCTTCCGGTCCAATGGGAAACTGGAGATGCTGGATGGCCAGGGGCAGTCAACTTGGGAGGCGCATCTTTTTAATTGCTGGCCAATCCAGATCACATGGGATCCTTTGGACTATACCATGTCAGATATCTGCGTTGTAACTGTAACGGTTAGTTACGACAAGGCCCTCATTCAGTCGATACCCACATAAATGCCAGGATTTACCATCTATACGTCGGAAGTTGGCGTTGCGACACCCAAAAAGGTGCTTCTCAAGCACCAATGGACCATCGCCAAACTTGGCCCATTGCAGATTAATCCAGAATCTCCGGCTAGCTATGCCAGGGACATTACGCTTCCACGGATCTCGTTTGATGAGGAGGTGGTAGAGGGCGCCGCCGTCAAGTATAAGTTCGCGAAGTTCCTAGGATACGACGACGTGAAGGTGACGTTCTACGATACGGAAGGGCTTGTCCTGGAACTGTATGGCTGGGAAGCCAAGATCTTCACTCCCGCATCAGGAATTGGTGTTGCCAGCGACTACAAGATGAGCAGCAAATTTCAGCTCCTTGATGGCCAGAACAACGTCCTCTATTCCATCACCCTCGAGAATAGTTGGCCAAAACAAATCTCGCTTGGCGACCTCACCTACACGGAGAGCGACGCCAAAATCGTTGAATTGACGTTGAGTTATGATTTCATCTCGATAAGTAAATAGGCCATACCCCTTTGTGGAGCCATGTCATGACAGAAGAGAAGGATGTGCCTATCAATGAAATCAATGAAATCAAGGAAAGTTCCGCGGACCTGAAGCCCAAGCTCAAGCTAGACATGAGCGACGGGCAGGTTCTGGACGTCATTCTCGGAACTGGGGCGGACGAGATCATCCCGTGGGAAGACGTCGTCCTGCCAAGCATGGGAGCTTATTACAAGGACGCCGAAGGGAAGGATGCCATCCCGGGCGGCAAGGTCCAGTGTCGCGCGATGGGTATCTACGCCGATAAGGTCCTTGCCAACGCGCGGCTTCATCATGGCTTCAAGTCGCTGGACTGGCTGTTCCGCAAATGCGTGAAATTCCCCGAGGGCGCCAAGGGCTTTGACCCGATCGACCTGCTCAACGGGGACAGGATGTTCTTGCTGTATTACCTCCGCGGCATCACGCACGGTCCCTCATATGAGTTCATGGCGAAGTGCTCCAATACGGACTGTGGGATCGCCTCGACCTATGATTACGACCTGAATGACCTCGTCAGAACGAAGATCGGACCGAATCCGGAGATCGGTCCGGAGCCTTTCAAAGTCAGCCTTCCATACCTCTCTGAAGTTGCTGGCCGGGATATCTGGGTCAAGGTCCGCCTCCTCCGTGGGCGTGATGTGACCGCCATGCTCATGCGAAGAAGCACGCCATCCCGCATGCGGCCACAGCCCGTGCGGCCGAAATCCGATCCTCGTGCCGTCGAGGAGACTGAGCAGAGCATTTCCCTGGATGACACCGTCTCGCAGAACCTGTCCCTCGTGATTATCGAGGCGATGGGAGACAAGAGCCGCAGCAAGATCGACGCCCTTGTGGAGAAGATGCATTCGAGGGATACGGCGACGATCCGGGAATACCTCCGGGTCAATTCGCCTGGCATCGAGTTCCAGGTGACGCTCACCTGTCCGCGTTGCGAGACAGAGATGACGATGGACCTGCCGATAACCGAATCGTTTTTTCGCCCAACAGAGTCGGGAGGACCTCGATAGGCAATGGAACCACCTTATGGAAGAGGAGTTCCTCCTTAAACATCACGGTCACTATTCGAAGTTCGAATTGGCGTACATGACGGCTGAAGAGCGGAAATGGAACATTGATAGGATAAATAAGGAGAAGGCTAGGGAAGCTGAATCTGCCAAGTCTAACCAAGCAATGCCTGCCATTCCCAAGATCCCGCCTCCGCACCGTTAGCAAAGATACCTATGTCCCTTGCGGAGATTCACTGTGGCATGTCTAAAACGCGTATCCGGTAGGCAGGGTCAGCTGGTTTGTCTGGATGTGATCTTCTACCGGAACGGAGTACCAGCAGACCCTTGGGCCGTCCGTTTCATCGACATTTACAAGTCTTGCGTACGCGACGAGAATCTCTACGCACGGGTCGTGGTTTCTGATCCAGGATCAACGTTCTACCCGGACCCCATTGAACACGTTACTGATCCTTCCGGTACGATCCTTACAGGTCAATATAGATATCAATTCCTGGTTCCTCCGACATATCCGCAGGACATTTATTTCGACGTCTGGCGGTTCATTGCAGACGATCCGGGCCCAGGA